CAAAGAACGTTAGACGAATCTACAAGTCCTCTGGGCCAAAAGGCTTGAGTCTTTATCTTAAAACCTGTAGTGTGTTATTGCAACAGACTGCAGGAGGGATGAAGGCGGAGAGCCCGATGGCCTTGGGGTGCAATGTAGCTCGAACCCGTCGGGGAATTCCCAGAATCATAAATCCCTGGCATCGCCGACAGATTCTATCGGGCGATGTTGGCGTCATTAGGTTTTGGTTGTCTCTGTTTGGGCTCTATAGAGTTATAGAATTCCCAGGAGCACTGAAACTCAAAACGATAACTGAACTTGGGAAAGATATTTCTCGATTCAGAACGGACGAGTGGTCGGTCTGGGTACCCCTCTTCTTTGAGAAGATCCGGAATCACACTGGATTGGACTGGAAGATGGATCCTTCGAGGGACCTTGATCCTACGTCGATCCCATTCATTACGAAATCCGCTCCTAATACGGGAGGACTCCCGTCGGTCGTCGCATTACCGCTGGATATTCTGGCGTTTGCCTCAGATCCGATGATGCTCCGAACGTTGAAGCAGTGGTTAGTAATGGTGGATGGGTTAGACTTAACTTGGGCGATGAAACCTTTTCTGACCTGGTTTGAAAAAGCCGGGAAGGATTACTATCAAAGCCTTGAGTTGGATGCAGGGGGTGACCTCGCGAAAACCCCTTTAGGAGAAGCTATGCGTGAGTATCATCTGCAAATTCTTGCAGGTACGAAAACGTATAGTGGCTTCCTGGCGGAGTTTAAGTGGGGAAAACCTCTCTCATTTGGGAAACTAGGTTTCAAGAAGGAGCCTGGCAAAATTCGAGTGTTTGCTATGGTGAACATTATCACCCAGACCCTGATGAAACCTCTTCATCAGTGGATATTCAAAAGGTTGAGAGCCATCTCGACTGATGGAACCTTTGATCAAACTGCTCCGGTGGAGCGGTTGATTAGAGGGTTTCGTACTGAGCGGCAGTTTGTCGCAAGTTACGATTTATCGGCGGCTACGGATAGATTACCATTGTTAATTCAAATGGATCTCCTTAAACCGTTATTGGGTGAGGGTGCGCATCTGTGGGGACTCCTTCTGACTGGGAGACCATATCGATTACCCAAGATAGCAAGAAGCTATAACCTTGGCTATGGAGAAGTCTCTTATTCAGTTGGACAACCCATGGGTGCACTGTCATCGTGGGCGATGCTCGCTTTGACACATCATGCACTTGTACAACTCGCGGCTCATAATGTTTACCCAAACTACAAACGTTGGTTTGAAGGGTATGCAGTACTCGGAGACGATATTGTCATCGCTGACAAAGCCGTTGCTCGTGAGTACTTACGTATCATGGACTGCATTGGAGTTGAGATTGGACTCGCAAAAAGTCTGGTCTCTTCGACGGGTAGTCTAGAGTTTGCGAAGCGAACTTGGATACGTGGGCGGCAAGCATCTCCCGTATCGCTGGCCGAGCTAATAGTGGCATTATGCCATCTAGGTGCTTTAGACCAGTTGGTGCGGAAGTGCGAGACTTTCATTAAATTGAGAGTCTCGGCCGTAGCACGCTTTGCGGGCTTCGGTTATAAGAATCTAGGCAGATTACCAGTCTGTTTCGGTTTAAATAATCGTCTCGGTAAGCTCATTGGCTATCTTTCTCGACCAGGTGGTGTTTGGCCTATGCCTGTTGAGGCTTGGTTAAGTGCCATTGGCCCTGGAAGAGACGATCGGTCCTCTGACTTTAGACGCTGGGCGGGTGCCCAAGCTCTATGGTCACGACTGGTTGGGATGCTGATTAAGAGATCTGCGCGTTTCGAAAGTACGCTTTACGATGCTTCCGTGATTAAGTTTTCCGACGCAACGCGTTCGGAAACAAAAGAACGGAAGGACCCGAATGGACGGGTGTACAAGGAGACGCAAGTCACACCTGTATACGGCCAAGAGGCTAAGGAGATCCTGGGCATAACCTATAATAAGGCTGCTTGGGACCTCTTCTTTACCGATTGGGTGGCGTACCCCTTCACGAACAGACTCAGAAAGACGTTCGAGAAAATCGATGATGTCTTACGAGTATTGTCTCCTAACATCCAACCCCGATGGAAACAACTTGGTGAGATTTGGACTCAGGTCTTTGAGGCGGATGACGGCTTGGCCGCTCTCCCTGCCAAAATTGACTACTTCGATCGTGAGAACGACGAGGTCGCACCGTCTACAAGGTTAGTTACCTTGTGGACGAAACTGAGAACAATCGTCTCTCATAGAAGTTCGGAAGTCGGTGGCATACGACCTGGATATGTCCCGTGGACCCCTCCACGGAGACGTCGCCAAGGAGGCTAGTCATGCTGAATTGGTGGAAAACCTAAAGTTACGAGTCCAGTTCACTTAGTGAGTCTGGGCCGAACAAATAGATATGCGCACCTAAGCGCC